TTTCTCCGATGGCCAAAGGAGCATCCCGAAGCGGCTGCCTATGAGTGCCAAGCCTGCAAGCAACTTATCGACGCGCGCTGGAAAACGCAGATGCTCGAAGCCGGCAAGTACGTCGCCGAGAACCCGCAGGCCGGCGAGCGCCTGCGGACGTTCCACCTGTCGGCATTGTACTCGCCGGTCGGCTGGAAGCCGTCCTGGGGCGAGATCGCGATCGACTTCGAGGCCGCGCGCGAAGATCTGGGCCTCTTGCAAGTCTTCGTCAACACCGTGCTCGGCGAGACTTGGCAGCAACCGGGTGAAAGTCCTCCCGATTGGGAGAAATTGATGGGTCGCCAGGAATCGTACCGGCTCGGGCAGGTTCCTGACGGCGTGGAATTTCTCACGGCTGGCGCGGACGTTCAGGGCACGTGGCTGGAAGGCTACGTCTGGGGCTGGGGGCGAAACCTGCATCGATGGCTCGTGGATCACTTTCGGGTGGAAAGAGGCCCTTACGATCCGCTGGCATGGACCGAACTCGACGCGCGTTTGGAGCAGATGTACGCGAAACCTTCCGGTGTTCTTTTGCCGGTCGCCAAGTTCGCCATTGACACGGGTTATCAAGGCCAACACGGCACTCCCGTGTACGCGTGGGCGCGTCGCCACGGCGCCTCGCGAGTGCTCGCGGTTGACGGCCGGGCGACGGGTCCGCCGGTTTACCCGCCGACGCTCGTGGACGTGAAGATCGGCGGTCAGAAGCTGAAGCACGGCTGCAAGTTGTGGGGCGTCAACGTGTCCCACTGGAAGTCCGAACTCTACGGCCGGTTGAATCTTCCCAGGCCGGAAGCCGGCGAGACCTATCCCGCGGGATGGGTTCACTTCCCGGCTGACCTGCCAGAAGAGTTCTACAGGCAATTGACTTCGGAACAGTTCACGCTCGCGACCCGAAAGGGCGGCGGCCGAAGCCATCGCTGGGAACCCATCGAAGGGCGCCGCGGCGAAGCGCTGGATTGCGCCGTTTACGCGCGCGCGGCCGCGTTCATGTCCGGCCTGGATCGGCACTCGGCGGACGAGCGTTGGTGGGCGAGGTTGGGTGCGGCGCCGGCTGCTGTATCCGCAGTGCAGCAACAAGCGATAGCCGCGACGCAACCTTCGGTGCCGCTTGCCCGTCAAGCCGCGCCGGAGCAACGCCAGAAGGTGATCGGTCGGTTTTCGTTGATCTGACATGACGAGTGCGGAACTTAGGGCGAAACGCGACAAGGTGCTGGCGCACTGCGACGTGGTGCGGGTGAGCAAGGGCGACAGGTCGGTTGAGTATTCCGAGGCCAGTGAATCGTTGGCTGTGCTAGACCAAGAGATCGCGCGCGCCGAAGCCTCCGAGGCTGGGACTGCTCGCATTCGACAGGTCCGCCTCTCTTCAGACAAGGGATTCTGATGAGCTACTTCCGCAATCTCGCGCGGGCGATGCGCTTCATGGGCACGGCCATGATGGGCTCGACAGGCTACGAGGGAGCTTCTACCGGGCGGCGTCTCACAGCATGGGCCGAGACTGATTCCGCTATTAGCGCCTTGCTCTCTTTCGAGGGTGACGTGCTGCGACGGCGCTGCCGTGGGTTAGTGCGGAAGAACCACTGGGCTCGATGCTCACAGGAAAGCTACGTCGCCAATGCCATCGGAACCGGGATCAAGCCGGAATCGCTGCATCCCGATCCGGCTGTTCGCAACTTGATCCATGGCACCTGGCGCGACTCCGTGATGGAGATGGATGCTGACGGCGTGACAGATTTCTACGGGCTTCAACAGCTTGCCATGCGGGAAATCTTCCAGGCCGGCGAGACGTTGGTGAGGTTCCGCCCGCGCCGGCCGGAAGATGGGCTGATCGTGCCGCTACAGCTCCAGGTGATCCCGTCTGAGCATCTGCCATTCACCGATAATCGCCCGAATGGACAGAACGTTATCCGCTCTGGTATTGAATTCACGCCGTTTGGCAAACGCGCAGCCTATCACATCTATCGCGAGCATCCCGGCTTGGGCACATTCGCACTAAGCACGCGGGCAAATGAGCAGGTCCGTGTTCCGGCTGAGAACGTACTGCACTTGTTCCAACGTATCGCCTCCGGGCAATATCGCGGTGAGCCGTGGCTGGTGCCCGTGATGGTGACGCTATACGAGTTGGATCAATTTGTCGATGCCGTGCTGGTCCGTCAGAAGCTCGGCAATATGTTCCTGGGCTGGCAGCGCAGGTCAAACCTGGATGACTCGGGGCCGATGCTGGCCACGCGCACGGCACCGGGCAGTTCGCCCGCGGAAGCGGGCGTAGGCTTCGGGATTGTCCAGCCGGGCACCATGTTGGATCTGGCGGACGGCGACACCCTGGAGTTCAACGATCCCCCCGGGCCGGGCGCGCAGTTCGGCGAATTCTTGAAGGTCATGCTGCACGCGTTCGCGTCGGGGATCGGCGTGCCTTACGAGCAGATCACGTGGGACTTGGAGAGCGTTAACTACTCCTCGATCCGTGCTGGACTGCTGGAATTCCGCCGCCGCTGCGAGCAGTTCCAGTTTCAGGTCATGTCCTTCCAGTTCTGCCGCCCGGTGTGGCGACGCTGGATCAACGATGCCGCGTTGGCGGGCGTTCTTCCGCAACCGCGCGATCCGCAAGGCTGGCGGGATCTGTATTCGGTCGAATGGCGCACGCCGGCCTGGGATTGGGTTGACCCGCTCAAGGACGTGCTGGCCAAGAAAGAAGAAGTCCGGTGCGGCTTCACCAGTAGGTCGGCCGTTGTCCACGAGAGAGGTTATGACCCGGAGCAGGTTGACGCCGAGGTGCGTGCCGACAATGCGAGAGCCGATACTGAACCGCCGCTGATCTATGATTCTGATCCCCGTAAAACCGCCGCGAGCGGAATAGCGCAGCAGATGGTCGCGGCAGAACAAGGAGAACGACGCTGATGCCCCTTCCGAAGCCGGGCAAGAATGAAGAAAAAGATAAATTCATCGACCGCTGCATGGGCGATGACACCATGAACCGCGAGTTCCCGGAAGCCCCGCAGCGCCGGGCGGTTTGTGAGCGCCAATGGGACGGCAAGGAAGAATCCCGCGTCTTGAGCCGCGCGTTCAACTTCGCGGCGAGCCGGCTCTGGGCCGTCGAAGAAAATCATCTTCGGCTCATCCTCGACATCGCCCAACGCGCGCAGCATCCCGATTTCTTGGCGGTGGCGCAGCGGCGCGCCGAACGAATATCGAGCGACGGCGCGGTGCGCCATTACGGCTCGGTGGCGCTGGTTGACGTGATAGGCCCTATATTTCGATACGCCAACATGTTCACGCGGATCAGCGGGGCCACCAGCATCGACTCGCTCGCCCTCGCGCTGCGTTCCGTCGTGGATGATCGAGACGTGTCCGCGATCATCTTGAACATCGACTCGCCGGGAGGCGAAGTCAGCGGCATAAGCGAGATGGGGAGCGCCATCGTCGCGGCGCAGCGGGTGAAGCCGATCGTGGCCTACGTGGATGACATGGGAGCATCCGGCGCCTATTGGCTGGCCAGCGCGGCCGCTTCCATCGTGGCTTCCGACACGGCCAAGCTGGGCTCGATCGGAGTCATTGCCGTGATTTCCGAGCGCGCCGAGGAGGAGGAAGGCGTGAAGACCTATCGCTTCGTCTCTTCCGTGTCTCCCGATAAGATCCCGGATTTGGAGACCGAGAAAGGCCGCAATGCCATACAGCAGGTAGTGGACGACCTGGGTATGGTGTTCCTGCGGAGCGTGGCCCAGAATCGCGGCGTGTCGATGGATCATGCGGCATCCAAGTTCGGCGCGGGCAAGCTCTTGGTGGCCGCCCGCGCGCTGGATGTCGGCATGATCGATGAGCTGGGCACGCTGGATGAGCTGATCGACAGGACGAAGGCGGGAAACGTCCCGTCGAAGCGGTCTCGCGCGGCGGTATCCGCCGCGCACGTTTCAACGAAGGAGATCGATAAGATGCAAACTGATGAAGTGAAAACAGATGCCGGGCAGCCGCCCGTCGCTGGAGTGCCAGCCGAGCAGCCGAAGGCAGAAGCGCCGAAGGTTGAGGAGAAGCCGGACGCCCGCAAAGAAGCATTAGCTTACGCGGCTGAAGTCGTGGATCTCTGCGCCTTGGCCGGCCTGCCGCAGAAGGCGGTCGGGTTCATTCGCGCGGAGGCGTCCATTGGGGATGTCCGCAAGGATCTGCTCGCGGCCCGCGCCGCTGCCGATTCCGCAACCGAAATTCATTCGCAAGTTCCGCTGGAGTCCATCTCGGATTCCGCCAGGGGTGCGCAAACCGTTAACCTGAAAGACTCGCCGCTCGTAAGGGCTGCCGAACACGAAGCTGAACGGCACGCCAAGGCGAGAAAGGAGAATTAAGCCATGAGCGTCTTGACTCAAGGCAACTACCTGGGCGACTGGCTCGTTGACGAGTTCGGCGCCCCCGACTATTGCCGCGCGGTGAAGAACGTGCTTGTGGACGAAGACCTGCCATCCGGCATGTGCCTCGGCGTCCACACCCTCACCCCGGCACTCTACCCGTATGACAATTCCGCGCCGGCGGCAGTCACGGGAATCCTCATCAACGGCCTGACGGCGAACGATCCGATGAAGGTTACTAGCATCACGGATGCGGCCAACACCGCTACCGTGGTGACGCCGGAGAATCACGGGCTCGTTACGGGGGACATCATCAAGGTGACTGGAGCCACCGTTGACACGGACCTGAATGGCTTCTACGCTGTCACTGTTACCGGGGTAAAGGGTTTCACGTTCACCTCGGCGAACGTTACGGATGCGGCCTACACCGAGGCGACGCTGCGTATCCAGAAGGTTAACCAGCCCGCGGCGTGCTTGGTTCGCGGCCCTGCCGTCATCAGTGCAGGCGGCCTCGGCTGGGCTGCCGCGTGCGGGAGTACCGAGAAGGCCGCGGGCATCGTGGACATCAAGGCCTTGTCGCCGACCATCGCAGTTCTGGAGGGAGTGTAACGTCATGGGAACCATGGTGAATCCGTTTACCGCCACAGGCTATGACCTGCTGGCGATGACGCAGGCTATTAACAAGCTGCCG